AACCTATTCAGCAACAGGAGCAGTAACAATAACTATTCCAACAGCTTTAATGGCAGAAAAGAAAACATTTACTATTAAAGATGCAGCAGGAAAAGCAGGAACAAATAATATTACGATAGCAACTCAAGGAGCAGAAACGATTGATGGTTCAGCAACTTATGTTATCAATTCAGATTACGATTCAATAACATTATATTCAGACGGTAATAATTGGTATATAATTTAATATGTCATTTTTTGATAAAGCACAACAAGTTAGAGAAATAACAGCAGAATTAGAGCAATTAAAATTAAAGTTATCAGAGCAGGAACAAGAATTGTCAAAGAAACAAAAATTATATGACGAGCTTAACTCTGGACTTGAAGATTATACTGCTCAAATTGGCTTAAAACGGGGTGTATTAGCAGGAGAAATAGACGAGATGAAGAATTCATTAAAACAATTGAAATACGAGATTAAACAGCAACAAAAAATCAAGGATAGTAATGAAAAAGAAGAGAAGGAAAGGAAAAGTTTATACCAAAAAGAAATAAGAGAATTAGAAAATAGCATTTCAAGCAGTAAATCAGAATTATCAGAGATAAAAGAAAAGGTAAAAAGTTGTCAAAAACAGCTAAATAATTATATATCAGAAGCAAAGAAGTTAGAAAAGAAAAATAAGGAACTAACAGAAGAAAATACAAGGTTAATAGAATACATAGATGACCAAAAACGATTTATTAAAAACTTAGAGATAAGAGAACAAATAATATCTCAAAGAGAGGAAAGAGTAAATAAAATAAAATTATGCCAGGATTCAAAATAAAAAAACAAGAAGGATATGAAATTTCAACAGCAGAAAAGGAAACCCTTGAAGCGATTACTATTTTAGGAGACCCTGGTGCTGATAGGATATTATTTTGGGACGAATCTGCTAATACTTGGAAGTTTTTAACTATCGGTTCAGGACTAAATATTACAGATGAAACCATTACAGCATCAGGAGGACTCATTAATCCAATGACAAAACTCGGAGATATGATTTATGGAGATACAGCAGGTGCAGTAGCAAGATTAGCAGGTAATACAACAACTACAAAGAAGTTTTTAACAAGTGTAGGAGATGGAACTAATTCAACAGCTCCAGCTTATAGTTTAGATTTTTCAACAGATGGAACATTCGCAGGTAATTCTGATACAATAGTTCCCTCTCAAAAAGCTATTAAAACTTATGTAGATGGTTCAGTAGCAGGATTATTAGACTATAGAGGAGGTTATGACGCTTCAGGAAATACTTATCCTACTACTGGAGGTTCAGGACCAGCAGGAGCAGTTATGAAAGGTGATATGTGGGTTATATCAGTTGCAGGAACTCTTGGTGGAGAAGCAGTACAAATAGGAGATTCTATTATTGCAAATGTAGATACTCCAGCTCAAACAGCAAGTAACTGGAATCACTTAAATGCAAACATTAGTTATGTTCCAGAGAATGTAGCCAACAAGAAAACAACTATTACAGATAGTGATGTTGATTATCCTACTTGTAAAGCAGTTAATACAGGATTGAGTAGTAAACAAAATACTTTAGGCTTTACTCCAGAGAATGTAGCCAACAAGAAAACAACTATTACAGATAGTGATATTGATTATCCAACAGGTAAAGCAGTAAAGACAGCAGTTGATGCAAAAGCCCCATTAGCTTCACCTACTTTTACAGGAACAGTAACATTACCCAAAGCAGTTAATATAAAAGATACAAGTGCTGACCACGAATATCAATTAAGTGTAGGTGAATTAACGGCAAATAGAACAGTAACATTACCTTTACTTACAGGAAATGATACTTTTATGTTTAAGGATTTTCATAAGGCAAGCAGTGCTGAAATAAATACGGGAACAGAGGACAATAAATATATAACACCAGATGGATTGGCAGGTTCTAATATAGGAACAAAAATGATTCAACTTAAAATAATTGACGATGCAACGGCATTAACAACTGGAGATGGTAAGATTATTTTTATGATACCAGAAGAAATGAATGGAATGAACTTAGTTAAAGCCCACGCAATGGTTTCAACGGTATCAAGTTCAGGAACACCAACAATTCAAATAAGAAATGTAACTGATGGTGTTGATATGTTATCTACTAAAATAACAATTGATGCCTCAGAATATACTTCTTATACAGCGGCAACAGCACCAGTAATTGATACAAGCAAAGATGATGTAGCAACAGGAGATAGGATAGCAATTGATGTGGATTCAGCTGGTAGTGGCGCAAAAGGATTAACGATATTTTTAGCATTTAGATTGCCATAAATATGAAAATATTAGATAAAATAAAAAAGAATTGGGATTTTAATAAGACAGTAGAGCAAAATGTAATTACTTTTAGTAATGAACAAGAACAAGCAAGAAGAAAAGGAGAAAGGTTAAGAAAAAGATTATTTCCTTTGTTTGTTATTTTAGGAGTGGCGATTTCTATTTTTACTCAAAATCCATTGATTGCTTTAGCTTTATTTATAGGAGCTATCTCCTATAGTTCAGAATATGTATTTAATCAAGCGAGTACTAGTTACATCTCTGTCTCTGCCCTAGACAGCACTCACTTTGTAGTAGGGTATCAGGATTATGGCAACTCATCCTACGGAACTGCTATAATAGGCACTATTTCTGGTTCTACCATCTCCTATGGTTCAGAATATGTATTTAATTCAGCAGCTACTTATTACATCTCCGTCTCTGCCCTAGACAGCACTCACTTTGTAGTAGGGTATTGTGATAATGGCAACTCATACTACGGAACTGCTATAATAGGCACTATTTCTGGTTCTACCATCTCCTATAGTTCAGAATATGTATTTAATTCAGCAAACACTGAGCTCATCTCTGTCTCTGCCTTAGACAGCACTCACTTTGTAGTAGGGTATCGGGATAGTGGTAACTCAAACTATGGAACTGCTATAATAGGCACTATTTCTGGTTCTACCATCTCCTATGGTTCAGAATATGTATTTAATTCAGCAACTACTTATGACATCTCCATCTCTGCCCTAGACAGCACTCACTTTGTAGTAGGGTATCAGGATTATGGCAACTCAAACTATGGAACTGCTATAATAGGCACTATTTCTGGTTCTACCATCTCCTATGGTTCAGAATATGTATTTAATTCAGCAACTACTTATGACATCTCCATCTCTGCCCTAGATAGCACTCACTTTGTAGTAGGGTATTATGATGGTGGTAACTCAGGCTATGGAACTGCTATCATAGGCACTGTTTCAGGTTCTACCATCTCCTATGGTTCAGAATATGTATTTAATTCAGCATCTACTGTTTACATCTCTGTCTCTGCCCTAGACAGCACTCACTTTGTAGTAGGGTATAGGGATAATGGTAACTCATACTATGGAACTGCTATAATAGGAACATTGCCATCAGAGTTTATCCCTCAAATAATTATGTTTTGATAAAGACCAATATGGAAATAACTTGGGAAATAATAACATTTATAATAGGCACGGCAATCAGCATATCAACAATAATCTCAAAACTTTTTATGAAATACTTAGAAAGCCAAATGAAAAACTTAACAGAAACAATAGATGAACACAAAAACGATTATGTTGGTCTTGAAGAAAGGATAAAGAGTGTTGAAAATTACCACACAGAAACGAGGGTTGCTTTGGCTAAAATAGGAAAAGATATTGAATATATTAAGCAGGAGAACAATAAGATGGCTATTAACATTGAGAAGATATTAAATAATAATTATAAGAAATAAATATTCCAGTAATAAAAGTAGGAAAAAAATATAAAATAGGAAAAGGAAAAGCAATGTACAAAACAAGGAAATCAGCAGAAAGAGCATACAGAGCATATAGAGCAAAGAAATATGGCACAAGATAAAGAAAAAATAATAGGAATAGATGGAAATGAAATAAAGATTGAAAAAAGTTTTCTTGAAACTGTTAAGTATGGAAAATATATTACGCATTCTCTATTTGGAACAACAGCACAAACAGCAACTAATTATGGTATAATATTTGTAGCAAGACATCCTATTGAAATAATGAGAATAACAGAAACACATTCAACAGCAGGAAGTGATGCAGGAACGGTTACATTAGATGTAAAAAAAGCAGGAAGTGGAGTAGCAATAGCTTCAGGAACAACATTATTAACATCAACATTTAATTTGAAAAGCACAGCGAACACACCAGTTTATAAGGAAGGAAAAAACCTTTCAATAAATAGAAAATTAAAAGAAGGAGACAGAATTGGACTTATAACATCAGGAACGCTTACATCATTAACAGATGTTCAAATCACAATATATTATTCGGAAACTAATCAAGGATATATAAGATAAAATTATGCCAGAAATTACAAAAAATAAAATTATATACGATGAAAGGGATTGGTTAGCAGGGCTACATCCTCAAAATGGAAATAGATCTATTCCACAAAAGTTTGGCAAGTATTCAAGTTATCAACTTTCATTCAACCCATTTATCAATTTGGGATATGCTCAATCTGGATATCTTAATTCAGATATAACCAAAAATAGTATCATAACATCAAGAATTGTAAGTAAAGCAGACGATACTGTTGATAGTTCAGGAAATGAATTATTCTATGCATTAGAAGAAAATGGTATTATTCATCAGATAAAACAGTATAATTCAGCACTTGATGGTGTATCTTTTCCGCACGAAATAACCGATGCGGTCAGAGCTTTTGATATTTGTAAGTATAGAGTTGGAGGTATTAATTATTATTTTTATAATCATAGATCATCCGCAGCTCCAGCTACTATAAACATAGGAAGATATGATAGCAACTCAAATACATTTGATGATGATTTTATGTCAACAGTTCCAACTGGTGCTGATGTTATGTTCGCTAGTTTTATATTTAATCCTCTTATAGTTGGACACGATGATATTATGTATGTAGGAGGACAAAATTATGTAGGTTCTTATGACGGACCAAACAATACTTTTGTTCAACAAAGATTAAAATTACCAGAAAAACTAAATGTTGTCGCATTTGTTAAATACCCTCCAAGAACATTGGCAATATTTGTTCAAGGTGGTGGTAGTGGTTTTTATTCAGATGGTGATTGTAGGGTTTATTTCTGGGATTACTTATCAGATGACCCATACGATATGAAGAAAATAGACGATTTTGAAATATTATCAGCTTTTGAATACAAAGGAACTATTGCTTGTATAACGAGGGGAAGGGATCTAATGCATAAGATAATGGTTTTTAATGGCTCAATATTCCAAGAGATTGCGAGGTTTAGCAGTAATTATAATGGAAAAACTATTATTGGACCATCACATAGGGGAGTTTTTGTTAATAATAATGAGATATGGTTTAATGTAGCAGATTCATCAACAGGATATATATGTTGTTATGGAAATAATTTAGGATTAGAAAATAAGTTAAATGTAGTTGCTAAAAATAATGTCTATGTTAGTGATTCTGTAAGTTTTACTCCCGGAATTATAACGATAGGAAAAGATAACAAGATATTATTTTCTTCTGGAAGTTTATTTACAGATGTTCATAGTGCATCGTCTACTCAATATTTAGATACTACAAAATATTCTGAAGATTCGGCTTGGTATTCTGACTTAGTAGATATTGGAGATGAAAGGATTAGAATTACAGGAATTACAGTTTATTTTGCAGATGAGTTTACTGGCGGAAGGGCTATTACTATGGAATTAAGAGATAGATATACATCTTATAATATTAAAGGATTGCTTCAATTAACAACAGTAACATCAACCAATAGGATTTACCGAATAAAACCATTTAATTATATAGGAGATACACTTATACCACCATTAGATGGAGTAGGAATAAAATTAATATGGTCAAGTGGAGTAGGAAGTTCAGTAACGCCAATAATAAATAAAATCATATTGGATTATGAGCCAGTAAAAATAAATTAAAAATATGCCAATTTTATACACAACACTTTTAGCAAATATAATGGATAGTGGATTATATACAAATGTAACATCTACTACTCCAATAAGAACAATAATAAACCGTGGAGCAAGAAAGGTTTTATCAGATATTGATTTAAGAAGCACAAAAAAAATGTCATCATCATTGAAGTTCTTTAATGATGTCTATACTTATACTTGTCCAACAGATTTGAAAGGTAGAGCAATAATAGACATACTACCTCAAGGAATTAGAGATTTAGATACAAGAAGATATATATCAACTCCTAGTGATTTTGACAGAAAGAAAACAGCATATAAAAATATAGTGGCAGTTAGTGATGATAATTTTGTAAGAAAACTAAAAGCATCTTTAGAGATTGATGAAGAACAGCAACTTATATCAGATTTTGTTTCACTAACAGAAAATACCGGAACTTGGACAGCATTCGGAGATGCAGAAAACCTTACAATAGACACATCTAATTATGTAAGCACAGCAGGGTCCTTGAGATTTGATATTGATGACTCAGGTGGGACAACAGCAGGAGTATATATATCGGGAATAGGAATATTTGATTTAACTAACTACAAGTCAGATGGTTCAGCTTTTATATGGGCATATATAACAGATACAACAGACATCACAAATTACATATTAAGATTAGGTTCTGATAGCTCAAACTACTACTCAATGACAGCAACATCACAAGCAGATGCAACAGCTTTTGTTAATGGTTGGAATTTAATTAGGTTTGATTTTAGTGGAAAATCAACAACAGGAACTCCTGACAATGATAATTGTAATTATGTAGCTTGTTATATGACCAAAGATACAGGAAAGGTTAGTGAAACTGGATACAGATTTGACTCACTCGTTTTACATTCAGGTTGGTATAACAAAGTTCTATACTATTCAAAATATCCTTGGCAGACAAAAGATGGGGTATGGATAGCAAACTCAACAGCAGATACAGATTTAATCAATGCAGATGAAGATGAATTGGAACTATTTACAGAAAGGTGTAAAATAGAGTTATTTAGAGACTTAAAAGATTATGACCAAATGAAATTATCACAGAACGAATATGAAATGTTGAAACAAAATTATAAAATGAAAAATCCGACCGAGAAATTAAAAGTTGAAACATACTATTATTAAAAATATGGCACTAACACCGGAACAACAAAAAGGGTTACAATCAATACTTGATGAGGCACAAGCAAGAAAATTAGATGGAACTCCTGATAACCAAGCAAGAATACCAACTCCCGCAGTAATAACAAGTAAAATTGCAAAGGATTTAACAACTCAAAATCAAAATTATTTAGGTAATATTGAAGCAGGAATAAACCAAACTCCAGTAGCTCAAACTTCTCAAACTCAACAATCTAAAATAACTCAAACTCCAGCAGTTCAAACAACACAACCAGTCCAGAATGTTCTCAATGTCCAGCCATCAGCAACTAATCCAGCTCAAAATCAACTTGTAAACAATATAAACCAAACAATAGCTAACCTAACTCCAGAACAAAGGAAAACAGCCCTTACGGGGGCAGTTTCAGAGTTATTAAATAGAATAAACCAATCGTCTGACCAAGAACTTGTATTAACATCAAAGGCAAGAGAAGCAGAGCAAGACAAGGATTATTCTGGACTTAATGAAGCCACAAAAGCACTTAAAGCATCACAGCAACAAAGAATAAAAGATTTAGAAGAATTACAAAAACAAATAGCTCCATTAAGACAACAACTTATGGCAACATATACTCCATCAGCAGATGAAATGGCATTAAGTAAAGAAATAGCAGATCTCCAAGAATCAATGAAACAATTTGACCTTGATACTCAAAGAGCAATATATGGATTAGAAGGACAGGGAAGAGGAATTATATCAGGAATTATATCGGGACAACAAGCTAAACTCCAACAACAAAGAGCATTAGAATATCAATCAATGGCAGCCAAAGAAGCCAATCTTCTTACAAGATTAGGACTAATGCAAGATGCAAGAAAAGCACAACAAAGTGCGTTAACAACTGGAATTGGATTATTAGCAGATGATTATGAATTACAAACAAAGGTTCAAGATTTAATTGATGAGCAAAACCTTGAAATAGTTAAATCAGCTCAAGAATTACCAGAACAGGCAAAAGATATGCTTACATTTATTTTGAAACAATTTGAAGGAATTGATTATGATGCTTTACCAGAAGAAAGTAAATCAGCGATTCAAGCATTAGCAGAACAATCAGGAATTGATATCGGACTAATAAGGGCAGGATTAAAGGCAGTCAAAGACCAACAAGATTTTGATAATGCTCTAAAATTATCTCAAAAGAAAAGATTATCAGAAGAAACAAAAACTACTACTAAAGATAAAGAGGTAGAGAAACAAGAAAAGCAAATAGAAAACTTCAGAAAGGACGCTTCTGATTTAATTGAAAAATTAGATAAAGGAGATATTACTTGGGGAACTGCTTTTGATAAATTAAAAGCTAAATACCCAGAGGCATCAAATGAGCTTATAGACCAAACTCTCGGAGGCGGATATGACCCAGAAACAGGAACTTGGATAGGTAGAGCAAAATAATTAAATAATTATGACTTGGGAAGAATTAAATAATCAAGCAAAAGGGATTAAAACAACTCCTACCACTACTCCCACTACTACTCCCACATTAACAGGTTGGGAAGCTTTGAATGCTCAAGCAAAACAAATTGCCGAAACTAAAAAAACTGCAACTACTCCGGATATGGCAGAAGCTCCTAAAAATGTAGAGTTATTTCAGCCAATTAAAGGTGGTATTAAAGCATATTCAGTAGATGGTAAAATATACTTTCCAGAAACAAAACCAAAAGCAACCGATGTAATTAGTCAGGGAACTTTTGAAAGAACAGAACAACCAGTTGCCGAAAGACAAAAAGAGCATTTTGAATTGGCTACTCAAAAATATATTGATGAAGGAAAGATTAAAAACATCACACTATCAAAACCAGTTAAAGATTTTATGTTGGGATTAAGTGGAACTGCCGAAGGAATGATTGGAGCGGCAGAGTGGATTAGTCCCGAAACAATGAAACCATTCTTTAAGGAAAAAGCTGACCAGCTTAGTTCTTGGCAAAAGACAATGACTCCAGAAGATATGAATTTTGTAGATAAGTTGATTGCAGGAGCAGGTTCAGCGGCAACTTTCTTTATTCCTGGTCTTGGAGTGGCAAAAGGAGCAACTCTTTTAACAAAAGTATCTCCCAAATTAGCATTATTATTTGGTAATTCTGTTTCAACTACATTAGAGGCATCAACAGAAGCCGGGTCAGTTTATAGGCAAAACCTTGCATCTGGAATGAATGAAATTGAAGCTGGAAAAGAAGCAACTAAAACATTCTTTGCTAATGCTATTTTAATTGGATTAACCAACAAGTTTGGTATATTTTCTGATAAAACACAATCAGCCATTAAAAAGATATTATTATCAGCTCCAATAGAAGGATCTCAAGAGGCAGGACAAGAGATGATTAGTAATGCTGCTACTGGTAAAGAAAATGTATTTGAAGGAGCTTTAGAGAGTGGAATTATCGGAGCTATACTTGGAGCAGGAATGTCAGCAACAGGAACTTTTACGGGCGTAATTCCAACTGAAAAATCAACTGAAAAAGATATTGAAAAAGCTATAAAAGAAATAGAGAAGAAAGCTCCTATAATTGCTCAAGAAGAAGTTCCAGCAGAAAAACCAATTACTCAACCAACAGAAGAAACTGCTGTGAAAGAACAAACTCCAGCCGATAAATTAATATCTAAAATTAAACAACCAAAAGAAACTCCAGCAACAAAATTATCTAAACAAATTAAAGGCGAGGTTGTTGGAAAGAAGACGAAAGAAGATTTAGATTATTTGTTATCAGAAACTATCTCTCCCTCAAAGAGTATTGTTGATCCTAATTTACCAATATCGGGCTTAAAAACAAAAGAATCACCATCTTTAATTAAGACCCTTTCTCCAGCTGGAGCATCTAAATCTATACGATATATATCTCCCTCCCAACTATATAATTTTGATGATAAATTATCCATATATGGTAATTATAGCAAAGTAAAAAAAATAAGTCAATCTAATAAAAACTTATTTAAAGAAAATATAAAAATTGCTACTGGATTAAATCCTAATGTAAGAATTAAAAGCAAGGAAAGCTTTGAGAGCAAAATTAAAAGATATAATATTGCTAAAAAAGATATATCAACAATTTCCGATAGTTTAGCAGGAAGAATAATTGTAAAAAATGAAGATATTGATAATCAACTAAGCAATATCGTTAATAATTTTAAGATTAAGGAAGTCAAAAATTATTTTGAAAATCCAACAATATTTGGATATAGAGGTATTAATATAACAACAGAATTAACTGATGGATTGTTGGCAGAAATTCAAATACACACTCCAGAAAGTTTAGTTGTTGCCAACAAGATACATAAAATATATGAAAAATGGAGAAATGTTAATATTAATAATCTTTCAGAAAAACAAAATGCTTTTGCTCTATTCCTTCAAATTAAAGAGTTTAAAAAAGATATTGATGCTTCTAAAAAAATATCATCTAATTATTTTAAGGAAACAGGGACTAAAAAACAAGCCAAGCCACAAGAATATAAAAAAGAAGAAAAACCAAAGATAAAGATTATACCAAAATCAACTACCGAAAAAGCAATTGAAGAAACAGCAGAAAAAGGATTTTCACTACATTACGAGAAGATTAAGAAAGAGTTTGGATTTGACGAAAAAGTGGTAGAATATGAAAAAATATCAACAAAAGAACAAATCAAAAAAGCATTTAATTATATAAATAGATTTCCTAAACAATCAATGCAGATTGCTTATGGGTTAAGAGAAGCACCAGCTGGAATAAACTCTCAAGCAATCAGACAATCATTATATGTTTCTTTGAAAGAAGCCGGAAAGAAAGTAGAAGCAGACGCAATCGCAAGAATAACATCTAAAAAGTTTACTGAAGCAGGACAAACCTTAAATATCGCTAAGGCAGATTTGGGTATTAAAGAAGAAACTGCTATAATGCAAAGTATAACAAATGAGAGGATGTTGGCTATTGGAGAAAAAGCTGGTAAAGTAAATCCAGAAGAAGCTATCGCAGAAGCAAAGAGACAAATTAGAGTTAAAACAAAACAAGCAACAAGAGAAGTTGTAGAAGCTCAAAGTAAGCCAACTAAAAATGTTTTTGAACAAATAGACGCATTAGTAGATAATATAATTTGTAAATAATATGGCAAAAGGATGTTTGCTACCAATAGCGGCAAATAATTTTAAGAAAGCAGTAAGAAGTGGAAAGATTAAAATGTCCACTCTTTACGAGTTGAGCTCAAAAGAAAGAGTTGCACTACTTGAAAAGTATGTTGGAAATAGTGCGAAACTTTTGAATGCAAGTTTAGAGAAATCTTTGCTATCTCCAAACCAAAAACTTGCTATGAGAAATTGGATTTATAAATATATTGGGGAAGGAAAGCCATTATATAAAGATGTTACACTTGAACAAGCAAAACAGATGAGAGAAAATCTTAAGATTAGTGATTTAAGAATAATGGAAACGGAAGCAAGATTGAAGGAACTTGAAAAATATGTAGGACCCAAACAAGCACAAGTTCTTAATGAAAGATTTGAATATCTTAAAAAAACAGGAAATCTACAAATATGGGAAGAGAAAGCAATGGGTTCTAGTATTTATAAACAAGAAAAGAAATTAAAGGGAGCATTAGCAAGGTTAGAAACTCTTGATGATTTAGGAGTATTAAGACCAGCAGAACTTGAAAACTTTATGGAGAGTTTTGTTGAAATTGAATTAGGAGTTTCACTAACAGCAGAAGAAAGTATTGAGTTATCAAAATTGATAGAAAAAGAAAGAGCCGCTTTTGATAAGTTAATGAAATCTAATGACTGGACATATACCAACGAAAAAGAAATTGTTGATTATCTTGATAAGTTAAGAAAGCTTGAAGATTATATAGAGAGCTTAAAAGAAACAACCAAAGCAGATATATTCAATCAAGCAATGGATTATGCTAGAGCGAGCATTTTAGCATCTCCAAGAATACTTAAAAATAGTTTTATATATCAATCAATACCAGCAATAGAAAGAGCAATTACAAAAAGAATTGTATCCGGGAACTTTAGTGACGGTGATTTGAACAGTAATTTTATGGAAAAAATAATGGCAAAGTTTTCAGCTATTAAACTAGATGCAGAAACAGCAGAGTTTATCAAGAATCAAACGGCAATGGCAGTCAGAATATATCATAAGACAGGTTATGATATATCAAGAATGCAAACGCTTCACGATGGATATAAGTTCTTTGGTGAAGATGTCGCAAGATTACAAGGAAAAACACTTCTTGGTAAATGGGCAAAGTTTGTTAATTTAGCTCCTAAATGGTTTGCTGGTGGATCTGATATGCTTTTTGCTAACATCGGTAGAGCAGATACTTCAACAATGATGGCAAGAGAAATAGCAAAGATGGAAGCTATCAAAGGAAAATTACCAAGTGGAATGACAGAAAAAGAAAGAGCTATGCAATTATTAAAAGAATCATATTCTTTTGACCCAAAGATAGAACAAGCACAAAAGATTAGAGAACTTGCTATATTAGACGCTCATTTAATGAATGGAACTCAAAAAGATGGCTTATCAGATTGGGTTGTTAAGTTTAGAGATAATCTTAAATTAGGTAAGCTTAAGTTTGGTAAAATGATTATTCCTTTTGCTAAAATTCCTACAACTGTAGTAAGTGAAGGATTACAAACAGCAACTGGAGTGGGAATAATAAGGAGTTTGAATGGAATACAAAAAGCATCAAGGATGGAAGGAATTGAAAGGTCAACACAGATGCAAAAATCAGTTGGTATGCTTGTCAGATATACTGGATTGCTAGGTGCTACGATATTATTAGCATCATTATTAGACGATGACGATTATATTGCTCCATACGATATACTTTCATATAGTGAATATCAATTAGCAAGAGCAAGAGGAGCAGGTTCTGGATATGTTAGAATTGGTGGAAAGTGGATACAATTAGGATACTTACCAATGGTTAGTATTCCATTATCAGCAATAATGATTGCAAGACAAGCAAGTCAAAAGGGCGGAAATGCAGTTGTTGGTTATTTTGCAGGAATAATTATATCATTTTTAGAAACTCCTGGAATAAAAGAAACAAAAGAAATACTTGTTAATTTAACAAAAGCAACATCATCAACTGAAATTGAAGATATATTGAACACAACTAAGCTTGATGGAAAATCAATAGTTGAATGGGCAAAAGTTAGGGCGTTGCCATCAGTAATATCCTATGATTTATGGAATGCTATATTCCCACCAGATACAAAATACGATTTTCTTGGAAGAGAAATAGAAAAGAGTGGAATTATTGGAATTGTAAAAGATGATAAAACAAATGATATTATAATGGAATATAATGAACTAAATAAGACGGGAAATATGCCAATAATATCAAATCCTACTGGAGAATATGCTAGAGAATTAAGAGAAAAATTAGGTGATAAAGAATATTTTGAAAAATTAGCAGAACTTCAGGCAGATTATGCAGATAGAGTTTCTAGGGAAATAAAATCAAGTGCATACAAGAGAAAATCTCCAGAGGATAAAAAGGAATCATTAGATAAAATTAGAGAAATAACAATTTTAGATAAGCTAAAGATTCTAAATAAGAAAACAAAATGAAAATATACAATGGTGCAATTATAGACCCAATAGACGAGCGAGACTACCGAATTGAAGAAGTTGGAATGTTTGCCCCTGTCAATTGGATAGAAAAAAAAGAGATAAGGCAATTTGAAGTTAAAGACCAAGACCAGTCATTAAGTTGTGTAGCCCAAGCTATAGCAAAAATACTTGCTATTGAAAACTACCTTGAAGAAAGAAGATATTTTCCTTTATCAGCAAGGGATTTATACACAAGGCGAACTAACAAAGGAGGCGGAATGAACTTCAGAGAAGGAATGAAACTTGGACACGAGAGAGGAATAACGCTTGAATATCTTATGCCCTCAAACGGAATGAATGAAAATGAAATGAATAAAGCAGATGACAGAACAACATTTACAGAAATGACAGGTAATATCTTAGCAGGTGGTAATTATATCTCAACGCCTTTTGATATAGATATTATCGCATCTATTATCAATCAAGGTAAGGGAGTGCTACTTGGTTTCAGGTTTGATTATAACGAGTGGGATTTAGAAGTCCCAGTAATCAATCCTAATTCAAAACTATCCTGTCATCACGGAGTTGCTGGAATTGACTTTACTATCAAAAACGGAAAGAGAGCAATTGTAATTGATGAGAGTTGGGGATTTAGAAATATAACTCAGAGATACATAACAGAAGATTGGTTTATAAACGGCAGAGTAACAGCAAGTTGGTATTTTGAAGATTTATCAAATATCAGTAGCAAAGAGACGGCTGAGAAAAAATACAAGTTTGATTATGATTTATATTTTGGTATGAGAAGTCCAGCAGTATCAGAACTACAAAAAGTTCTAATCTCACAAGGATACTTACATATTAAAGAGCCAACAGGATATTTTGGAAGTTTAACATTAGAAGCGGTTAAAAATTATCAGATAGCAAACAAGATTAGTCCAATCTCGGGTTATGTAGGTCCAGCCACCAGACAACATCTCAATTTAACTAAATAAGCATCGTTAAATAATAAATAAATAAAAATATGACACAAAAAATAAAATCAGCATTACTAAGATTTGTAAGAGGTTTTGTTTCAGGAGCAATATCATCGATGGTAGTTATCGCTCCTAATTCAATGAACGATTGGTCAGATCTTAGCACTTGGATTGGAGCATTATCATTAGCAGGTATATTTGGAGGAATTACAGGAGCATTACTGGCGATGGATAAATACATCAGAGACACAATGTCGGAAGGCAAAAATTAACGATTTAAGGCGATGAAAAGAAAGAAACGAGTAAATATACGAAAAGAAGAAGAAAACGATTGTAAGACGGCAAAATACAAGGAAAAAGTGGTGTTAGGAATGACTTTTGATGTTTCATCTCTGCCAAAAGTCATCAGAAAGAAGATTTACAGGGAGATATTGCCTAAATAAAAAAGCCAACCACCCTCACCGGGACATAAGTTGGCACAAAAATAATTTTTAGTTTTACTGCTTCACTATGTTAGACGCAGAAAGATATAATGAGTTACATTGACAAAAATAACTGAGTTGATATAATCTACTTAATGATAATAGTGATTCATAGCAAAAACAAGGTAATCGCTTTTTAGGTTGCCTTGTTTTTTTTATGGTTCTTTGGTTCATTGACAAGGTGATAATATGGAAACCGGAGACAAGTTGATTTGTTTTCTAATAGCTTTCTTTTTATTGCTATTGGTTGTATCGCTTTATGAACAAAACTATCCAAGAGCACTGTATTGGTTAGCGAGTGCGTTAATCAATTACGCAGTTCTCTTAATGGGAGATTGATTGAAATGAAGAAGGCATTTTGCCCTATCTGTAAGGAAGTTAAGTGGTGCAATAGGCATCATAAGTTCCCTCGTGCAGTATGGGGATATGGAGAAGAAAACAACAAAATCATTTATCTGTGCCTTGATTGCCACAGAATGATTCACGAAAAGATAAGAGAAAAGGAAAATGGGATACTTCAACTATTCCCAGAAATATACATTGAGACATTGGCAGACGCAATTAGAAATGGTGGCAAAAATGGCAAAAGAAGAAAGTGAACAAACTACCTTTATTTGGTGGGATGGAAAACAAAAGAAACTCTCTGATTTCTATAAAGAACTTGGAATTGAACAGCCCAAAATGGCTAACAAGCCGAACAAAAAAACAGGATAGAATAATTCTATCCTGATTTTATTTGACACTAATTAGTTGACAAAAAAAACAGGGGTTGTATAATGGAAATATAATTAGCTTTACGAATTAAAAGGGATACATTACTCGTAAAGCGGTGTATCCCTTTCAGTTTAATAAATGTATGAAATATAATATCAATATAAATCAGCTTGTATTAAGTAAAACAAGTTTAGACATAATAGATTGTGCCATCTTAGATTATATATATTTTTATTGCTCATCTACTAACAAAAAAATAGATAAACAAAGAAAGAGAGAAGACAATGGAGATTGTTGGACTTGGATAAACTTTGAAACACTACTTGAAGATATGCCACTTTTAAGAATAAAATCAAAGAGTGCATTAACTCCACGAATTAAGAGAATAGAAAGTGAAGGATACATAACAACTAATAGATTTAGAAATCAAAAGCTGTTCATCAAACTGAACGAAAAGATTGATGAGCTGTTCATACAGACGAACAGAGCTGTTCACGAATATGAACAGCTATCGGAAAAAAGCTGTTCACGTAGGAGAACCAATAATAATACTATAAATATTAATAATAATACTAATAATAATATAACTTGCGAGGATAAACCTCGCAATGATGTTCAAGAGCTTTTAAGATTATTTTATGAGAACCTAAATCCTAATATAAAGTTTCAGAACAAGACATTAAGAGCTGATGCAGAGTTCCTTGTTAATCATTATCCGATAGAAAAATTACAAGCAATGATTTTATACATTAAAGAGCATCAGGGAGAGCAATACTTCCCAACGATAACAACGCCAACTCAATTAAGAGAGAAAATGGCGTCAATAATAAATCATAGAAATAGAGAAATTAAAGGAAGTAAAATTATAAAAATATGAATAATCAAGTATATTATCAACAAGGGGGTGGAGATGAACAATATACTCCAAAATATGGAGTGGAAGTATTAATACCCAATATTCAACACTTAAAAGATAAAATAATCTGGTGTCCATTTGACAGAGAAGATAGTCAATTTGTAAAAGTTTTAACCGAGAATGGATTTAGGGTTGTGTATTCTCACTTAGATTATGGACAGGATTTTCTAACTTATGAGCCAGAGAAGTGGGATATAATAATTGGCAATCCACCATACACTAACAAAAGAGTTTATTGGGAAAGAGCATTAGCACTTAAAAAACCATTTGCGTTATTACTACCACTTAATATACTTTCTGACTCTTTAATAAATACTACAATGAAAGGACGAGAAAAAGAGTTTCAACTTTTAATACCAAGCAAAAGAATGAGATTTTATAATTACAAAACAGGGGAAACTGGAAATCAGCCAACATTCAAAGCATCTTATTTCGGAGTAAACATTTTTCAACAGCAAATAATTTTAGCAGACATAAATATAAAATAATATGAATCAAGAAATAACAAAAAAGAATAAATGTCTTTTAACAAGGGAGGGGATTGAAATATGGATTGATGATATTCAAGCAGAAAAAATATCAGAACTAATTTTAACAGCTAAAGAAAACAAACTAATAGAAGTTGACGGCGAAACAATATCAGTCAATTCAATCTCCGGAATATACTCCGCTCAAAAGATTGAAGATCTAAGAAGAAAAAAGCAAGGGCAATGGCAGTGCGAGTATTGTAAACGATGGCATCAAAAAGATGAGCAATGCGGGTGTGAGGGGGGTAGATACTAAAAACACTTGACAAAAAAAATAATAAGAATATAATAGAAATATGAAGAACAATAAAACACCAGCAATAATACAAGAGCTATTAAACAAAGGAAACACTGTGTTAGATATAGCAATATCTCTACGCACCAGTCCTCAGGGAGTTTACTATTATATTAACAAATATAACTTGAAAAGGAATACAGATAAAAAAACACTTGACAAAAAAAATAGGAAGAGTATAATGAAATAAAGATAAAGGTCGGCAATAATTAAGATAAAAATAATAAATAATTAAGATTATGAACAAAAGAAAAGAAAAAATAATAGGAACAATGGGAACAGCAATAGCGGTGGTCGTGCTATTCGCTGTTCTTTTAATATGCGGAGACAAAGCACTTGATGCTCACGAGCAAATAGAGTGCTACAAGCTCCAAGCTAACGCTGAGAGATATGAAAACTTCTTGTATTCACAGGAAAACGAAGGAGGGTTTTATATAACTCAAAACGAAAAAGAGATGTGCGAACATCACGGAATAGCGGTGGACGCACCAGTAAGATAAAGGTCGGCAAAAAATAATTAGTTAAGATAAAATAAAGCAATATGACAAAAGAAGAATTAATTAAAGAATATTCTCATAACTTCCGGGAAACAGAGATGTCAGAAGAATACCTAAAAGGAATGCTTGAGGATTTCATTGAAGATTTAGAAGAGTGTAGGATTGAAGACGAAGATGTCGGAGATCCAACAAGAGAAAGATAATAATTAAGATAAAAAAAATATGGAGACAATAAAATTAAACACCGAGGAAGCCATTAAAATAGCTGAAGAAAAGGCAATGACTTTAGCTGATAACTCAAGAATAAAAGTTAATAGTCAGCCAACACTTGATCAAGCTAAGTCATCACTTACTCAAGTAAAAGAAATTAAGAAGATTGTTCAAGAAAAAAAAGATAGTGTAGTAAAACCTCTTAATGAAGCTCTTAAAAATACTAGAGCATTATTCAAGCCAATAGAAGATAAGATTGATGTTATTGAAACTTATCTTAAAGGTGAGGTTTTAAGATACAACACGAAGCTTTTACAAGAACAAAGAGAAAGAGAAGCAGAAGCACAATCAAAGATTGAAGCAGGTGCAACTTTTGAAGAAGCAACAAAGCTTGTAGCGAATACCGAGAAGAAGATAGACGCAATTCCTACAAGAAAGATTAAGAGATTAAAGATTGTAGACGCAAGTAAGATTGAAAGACAATTCTTAGTTCCAGACGAACAAGCAATTAAAGAAGCTTTACTCGCAGGAATAAAAGTTAGTGGTTGCGAATTAGTAGAAGAAGAAATAATAGTTAACAGATAATAATTAAGATAAAAAATATGACAAAAGAAACAATAGAATCAAAGTTAGATATAAAGAAGTTGTATGATGAGCTTTCAAAGCCATTAGATAAGAAAGCTATTCAAAGGTCTAAAAGTGAGGATACAAAAAAAGGCTATGACACAACTGGATATGGATACCAGTTTATAGTCAATCGCTTTAACGAGGTTTTAGGAATAGGTGGCTGGAATTGGTCTTTTGAAGAAGTTGAAAGAGCAGAAGGAACATATAAGTCAGGAACGAAGTTTATTTCAATTACTGGGAAAGCAACAATAGTATTAAACCTACCTAATGGACAAGTGTCTCATAGCGAGTATGGAGGACACCAATCATCAAACTTAACTGATGCGTTAAAAGGAGCATCAACAAACGCACTAAAAAAGACAGCGGCATTCTTTGGTGTAGGTAAAGATGCTTTTGAAGGAAGTATTGATGAAGATAATCAGGAACAGCCAGAAATTAAAAAGCCAGCCATAACAAAGAAAGAGAAAGACGGGGAAACAAAAACAACACTAAATGAAACTCTTTTGATGATTGACTCAATTAAAGACACTGAGACATTAGAAAAATGGAAAAAGAAATTAGAAACAAGCAAGACATTAAATGATGTTCATAGAAGAGTGATAGAAGCAAGATTAGAAAAAAGATTAGAAGAGTTAAAAGAAGTATAATATGGACATCAGGATTAAAAATTATCTCTCCTGGAGCCAGTATAGTTTATTTCTTAGAAGTCCTGACGAATATAGAAGGGTCTACATTTTAGGAGAGCCAAGCTTCAAAAATGTAGAAATGGACTTTGGTTCAAAGATTGCCCACGGGTTAGAACAAGAAGACCTTACAGGAGATGCGGAGATTGACTTCTGTAAAGTCGCCATTCCTGAGGTTGATGAAAGAGAGAAAGAGATAAGAGTAAAGTTCAAAAATGTTCCTTTATTAACTAAAATGGACGGCTTTATTAAGCCAAACATTATCCACGAATACAAAACAGGACATAATGCTTGGACTCAAAGAAAGGTGGATACATTTGAGCAACTTACTTTCTATGCTTTTGCTCTATTCCTTCAAACAAACAAAATACCTGAAATATCATTATTCTGGATACCAACTAAGAAAGAAAATGGAGTTATATCCTTAACAGGAGAAAAACCCATAGAGTTCAAAACAAAAAGAGGATTATCAGATTTTACAAGAATATCAAAAAAAATAGAAAAGGTATGGAAAGGAATAGGAGAAATGGTGAGTCAAGAATTAAATAATTAAAATAAATAAAAATATATGAACAAACAAAAACAAAAAAATTGTAAAAAAAATTGTGAAAGATGTGGTTATGAGAAGGCGGAGTATAGAGAAAGATGGGGTAAGGTTCTATGTGAACAGTGTAATTTGGATTATGATAATCCTTCACAAGAAGAGTTAGAAAGTAGAATAGGGATAGATTTTTAAATAATTATGACAACAAAAAAAGAAATAATAAATATCAGTTAATAAACTAAAGAAATATGAACATAAATAAAATAATTTTAGTAGGGAAGGTTGTATCGGATATAACCTTCTCAAAAACAGAGACAGAATCCTCAATGGCAAGATTTACACTTGCTACTAATAGATTTTTCAAAAGAGACGGAGAAAGGAAAACTGATACTTGTTATCACAATATGGTAGCGTGGGATTTAATAGCAGAGACAATAGCAAGATATGTAAAGAAAGGAGATGAATTAGGCGTCTCAGGAAGATTAAATAATAGAGTAAAACAAGAGGATGGAAGTTATAAAAATTATAATCAGGTAGTGGTAGAAGAGTTTTATTTTGGAGATAATAAGAACAAAAAAGAACAAACAGAAGTAAAGGAAATAAACGATGAAGTAATAGATGAAGCGTTAGGGGATATTCCTTAAACAGTAGAACAATTTACAGGATTGAAAGACAAAAATAAGGTAGAGATTTATGAGGGAGATATTGTTAAAACATCAGAAAATTATCCGGTAGACAATTTGGAACCTATAATCAACGAAAGTATTATCGCAGAAGTTATTTTTAATAGAGGTAGATACTGCCTTGCAACAGGAACATTTACTTCTACTTTAATACCTGAAATGTGTGAAGTAATTGGAAACATTTATGAAGGATTATCACCAGAAGTTGTAATAGTAAAAAATGGAAGAAGTTAATTTATGAAAATAAAGAGTTAGTTAATTAAGATAAATTATGGCAATAATACCAAAATTAAAAGGAATAGTATCAAACGGAAATATCGTCCTTGATTATAACGATAAAATAAAGCAACAGAAATGGCTACAATCACTCAACGGAAAAAGAATTGAGATGATAATCAGACCATTTAGAGAAAAGAGAAGTATAAAAGCTAATGCTTATTACTGGGGCGTGGTTCTTAAAACAATATCAAAAGAAACAGGATATACATCGGAAGAGCTACACGAGTTCTTTAAGAGAATCTTTCTTAAAAAAGAAATAGTAATCGGCGGTAAAGTTTATGAAACATCAATTAGCACGAGGAAATTAAAGAAAGACCAATTCTCAGAATACATTGAAAAAATTAAAGGATTTGTATTTCTAAGATTAGATTTAGTAATTCCTGAAGCTGGAGAATGCGAACCTGACGGATTTATAGTTGATGAAGATATAGACGAAATAAAAATTGAAGATATACCATTTTTATGACAATAAAGAGAGTTGAAACAATATGGGCAGGTCAAGTAGCTGTCCACGAGAAATATATAAAACAGGCGAAGAAGCAGAAACAGGATTTAGAAATAATCGTGGGCAATCAGAGAATGTTCATAAAGGTCGGCGATTTAGATTATAAGGTAAGAAGAATATCAGAACCCATACAAGACAAGTTCTCCTCAGGAACATACAGATTATGGTATTTTGATTGGAAACCAGAAACAAAAGATGAAGAAGAAAGGAGGATGTGTGGGTATTAAATAACTAAATAAAATAATATGCTCAGTAAAAGTATTCAACAAAAAGGCAAAAGAGCAGAAAAAGAAGTTGCCAATAGAATTGAAAGGGCTGGATTAGGAAAAGCAAGAAGAGAAGCAGGAAGTGGTAATGGCAAAAATAAAGCAGATATTTTTGCTAATATCCCATTTCTTATAGAAGTTAAAAATCAGAAAACAATAAAGTTTCAAGAGTGGATTAAACAAGCCAAAGAACAAGCAAAGATTGGCAATTCAGACCCGAATAAATGGTGCCTAGTAATAATAGACCCCTCAGGAGTCCAATCACCCGAAAGAATGGAAATATATGCCACCATAGAATTAGATGAGTTTCTGGGATTATTAAAAAGGTCGGCTAATCCCAGAGTAAAGGAACCCGATAAAGAAATGGCAAGATTAATGGAGAGAGCAAGGGAGTTTTGTAGAAGATTAGAAAAAGACGAAACAGATGTTTATTCTTATAAAAGATTCAAAATGTTAGCAACAGAGATAATGAAGAAATTAGATTGTTAGTAGATGAAAAAAGTGGTATAATAAATACATATCTATATGAATAAAGAACATCTGTTTATAAAGATAATGATAGCAACTCTGTTTTTTGCGGGACTACTTATAGGATTAGTAATTAGTAGCGGTAAAGAGTGTCCAGAACATCACAACAGAAAAGACAGCTTTTTGACAACATATAATAGTCCAATTCTAATCAAGGAACAAACATACGCAACAATAACAGCGTATAATACCGTTCCAGAACAAACTTGGGGAGACCCTTGTATCTCTGCTTCAGGTGATAATATCTGCGGAAAGAAAAATGTAGTAGCTTGTCCACGCTCAATTCCATTAGGAACTTGGGTAATAATAGATAATGAGTATTATCAATGCTTAGATAGATTAGCATTAAAATACGATGATAGATTTGACATAAGTTTTGATAAGGATATAGAGGGAGCAAAAAAGTTTGGCAAGCAAGAGAAAGAAGTTTTAATTATAAGGTGAAAAAATGAAAAAAAGTTTGTCATTAAAAGCAAAAAGAAAGCAACAAGAAATAAAAGAACGAGACAGAGAAAGGAAAAGAAAAGAAATGCTTGACCCTGAAAAAAGAGCGAAACACTATGAAGCGATTAAGAGATATAGAGAAAAAGAAAGAAAAAGAAAAGCAGGACATAAAGGAAGTATTGATTTAATAAGAGCAAGAAATATAAGTGAGGTATTATGAGGTGCTTAATTTGTGGAAATGAGTGCGTTAACAAGGATAAGAATATATGTTCTAATTGTTCAACATCTGGATTAGAATACAGAGAAAGTCCTCCAGTTAGAGCAAAGAGAATATCATTTGATGAATACGATATGGAACATTTGTATTCTATTATGGTTAACTTTGAAGATGATTGTTGTGAGTGTCAGCAACTTAAAAAGAGAATAGAGAAGTTTTTAGGAGAAGAAACAGTAAATGAAATAAAAAAGAGCATATCAAAGAAGGTTTAGACGAAACCGTGACAAAATGTCACACTTTGAACTTGGGGGTATGTAAAAAATCCGCCCTCAATTAAATAAAAAAGATAAGATTGGCTGATAATAAGCTAAATGAAAGCGAATGGGATATGGACTTAGTAATAAATGAATTGAAGGGGTTAAGTGAAGATTTATTAGATTTAACCGGTTTTGATAAAGATTTAATAATAGAGCCAGATGAGAAAGATGATGAAGTTCCAGAAGTTCCTAAAAAGCCAATAGATAATCACAAAGCTTGTTATCCAGTATCATTACCAACAAAAGCAATTTTAATAATGACAAAAGAAAAAGAAATAGTGGCTGACCCATTCTTAGGAAGTGGGACAACCATAATAGCATCAGAAAAAACAGATCGTATATGCTATGGAATGGAAATTGACCCATTATACACAGATGTAATTGTAGAGCGTTGGTGCAGATATACTGGTATAACAGATATAAAAAAGAATGGTATTGATTATAAATGGAAATTGTAGGATAATACTATTAATAATAAGATAAAATAAGCAATATGACAAAAAACAAAGGGGGAAGACCGACAAAAATGAGTAAAGAAACTATAGCAAAGTTAGAGGAGGTTTTTGCTTTAGGTGGAAGTGACTCAGAAGCTTGTTTTTATGCTAACATTTCAAAGCAAACATTATATAATTACCAAGAAAAAAACCCAGAGTTTGTTGACCGAAAAGAAGCACTTAAAGAAAAGCCAATACTAAAAGCGAGACAAACAGTAGTTAAAGCGTTAGATGACCCTAAAGATGCTCAATGGTTTTTAGAAAGAAAAAGAAAGGAAGAGTTTAGCTTAAGACAAGAAGTAACGGGAGCAGAGGGAAAAGAACTTAAATTATTATCAGAAAAACAAATAGAAACATTAAAAGAAAAATTAAAGAACGAATAGTATGTTCATAGTTGATATAATACTATCAAAACTATACAAAATGAATAATTGGGTTTCATTACTAATAATGTTTATATTAATAGGAGTAGCATCATTAGTAGTAATGATAGGAATAGGAACAGCATTTTATTTATTGAAATTAGTATTTTTTACCCTTGCAGGAAATACAATCGGAGGGTATTTTTTAATATTGTTATGGATATTTATATTGTATAAGATTGCGACAAAATGATAGACGAAAAGGAAATAATGCAATTGGGTAGAATAGATCTGATTAATTTCAGTATATTAACTGATCCAAGATACAAACCGAATTGGCATCATCTTTTAATCGCTGATTATCTTGAAAGAGTAGAAAGAGGAGAGATAAAGAGATTGATTATAGAGATGCCACCTCGTTCTGGTAAAAGTCAATTAGCATCAATTAACTTTCCAGCTTGGTATTTAGGAAGAAACCCAGACAAAGAGATAATAACATCATCTTATTCAGGAGATTTAGCAAGTGATTTCGGACAAAAGACAAGAGATTTAGTTAGAGATCCTATTTATCAAGGAATATTCCCAGAGATAAGATTAAAAGAAGATACTCAAGCAAAGAACAAGTGGATGACAGAACAGAAAGGAAGTTATATCTCTACTGGAGTAGGTGGAGCTTTAACTGGAAGAGGAGCAAATATTTTATTACTCGACGATGTTGTAAAGAACTCAGAAGATGCTAATTCTGAAACTATGAGAGAGAAAACTTGGCAATGGTTCATTTCAACTGCATATACTCGTTTAGCTCCTAATGGAGCTGTTGTGCTAATTATGACAAGGTGGCATCAAGACGATCTTGCAGGTAGAATACAAGAGATGGACGAAAACAACGAATGGACTGTTTTAAGTTTACCAGAGATAGCAGAACAAGACGAAGAGTGGATTATAAAAGGTGTAAAATATACAAGAAAGCAAGGAGAAGTTTTATGGAAAGATAGATATCCTCTTGAAGAAGTATTAAAGATTAAAAATCAAATAGGCATATATCAATTTTCTTGCCTTTATCAACAAAACCCTGTTAATACAGAAAATCAATTATTCAAAAAAGAATGGTTTACCTATTACGAAGAAGCTGATATAATAAATAAAGATTTAGAAGTTTATGTAGCAGTTGACCTTGCAGGTTGGGAAGAGTCAGTAAGCGATGATAACACATCAATTCAGGTAGTAGGAAAAGAGAGTGGGGCGAACATCATTTATAAATTAGAGGACTTCACGGGAAGGTTTAATCCGACTGAAGTAATTGATAACTTATTTTACTTAAAAGATAAATATAAACTAAAACTAATAGCAGTCGGAATAGAAACTAATGGGTATCAAAAATCATTAGAGTTCTTTCTAAAACAAGAAATGGACAAGAGGGGAAAGAGATTTAATGTAATACCATTAGTTGGTAAAACAAAAAAAGAATTAAGGATAAAAGGTTTAATACCCTTTTATGAGAGCAGATTAATAAAACACAGAAGCAACGGAATGGATAATGCTTTAGAAGATGAATTATTAGTATTCCCATTTGGTAAGCACGATGATAGGATAGACGCTTTAGCATATATGTTACAAGTAATGGAGCATACTAAAAATCCGGAAAAGAAGCGTTCATTTGTTCCAGATTATAATAAATTATATTAAAATGAAATACTACACAGAAAAAAACAAAAAGGCGACACCTTCTTCTTACAGACCAAGTAAGAAAGAAAGAGAAGTTTATGCAATGGTTCTCAAACACTTTGATAGGAGTTGGGAAGATATGTATAAGCCATTTCAAGAGTTTAACAACAGAAGTTTAATTCAAGAAATTGCGAGAAATCAAAAACTTTTCAATACATATCAAAAACCTAAAGATGCTGACCCAGAGTATTCTTGGAGAAGCAACGCTGTAAATCCGACAACAAGAAATAAAGTTATTTCTATTGTAGCCCATATAACAGGTTCAATATTATACCCTAATATCTATGCTCAAAATGACAGACAAGAAGAAGACAAAGAAGCGGCAATTGTGATGAGAGATTTAATAGAGTGGGTAGTAAACAATTCTGATTATGCGATGACATTTTTATACGCAGTAATATCAGCTTGTGTAAATCCAGCAGTAATAATTCATCAGGAGTATGTTGAAACATTCAGAAAGATAAAAGAGATAAAAGATAGTGGAGATTGGGAATACAAAGAAGTATTAGATGAAGCATTATCAGGATTTATTCAATCAATAATTCCTAATGATGAGCTTTTGATAGAAAACTTTTACGAGCCAGATATTCAAAAACAAGGATATTTAATTTGGAGAAAGATTATATCCTACGATTTAGCAGAGAGAAAATACGGACATTATAAGAACTTCAAGTATGTCCACCCTGGAATAGAAGTGCTATATTCAGAACAAAATGGTGCTTTTTACGAGGAATACAGTCAAGATGAGTATTCCGTAGAGCAAGTATGGTATTATAACGCATATAAAGACCTTATGCTTCTATTCGTTAATGGAGTATTGCTAACAGATTGCGAAAATCCTAACCCAAGAATTGATAAGATGTATCCAATGGCTAAGACATTCTACGAGCCAATCAGTCCAGATGCAAGGTTCTTTTATGGAAAGAGTTTAGTAAACAAGCTTGGTCCAGACCAAGAGGTGATTGATAAGTTATATCAGATGATTATTGACGGAACATATTTAAGCATTATGAAGCCATTAGTAGTTGGTTCAGCAGAAGGAATTGATAGTTCAATAGTTATTCCGGGAAAAGTAACAGTTTTAGAGCAAGAAGCTAAAATCAATCCTATTGATGTAGGAACAAACCTACAAGCTGGATATAATACCAAGGTTGAAATTGAAAGAGCAATGACGGAAAGTTCATCCTCTGTCCAACAACAAGGAATAAGTCAAAAGGGAGGACAGACAGCATACGAAATAAGTGCTCTTGAAAATAACGCAAGAGTAATGCTTGGTTTCTTCGGAAAGATGATTGGTTTCCTTGTAAGAGATTTAGGGATGTTAATCGGAACAGATATTATTCAATACTTAACTGTAGGAGAAATGAAAGAAGTATCAGGAAAAGACACCTTAACATTTAAGAGATTTAATTTAGATAAAATTAGCAAAGGAAAGAGAAAGACAAGAATAATAGAGTTTGATAATGAGATTTCAGAAGAAATGACTCCTGAAGAGTTAGAAAAAATAAGTTTTGATTTATTAAAGGAAGAGGGGGAAGAATCAGAAATAGTAAAAGTATTACCGGGATTGTTTAGAAAGAGAAAGTTTTTATTCAAAATAGAGCCGGGAACAGATATGATAAAATCTGACGCATTGAAAAAAGCTTTCAATTTAGAGCTATATGATAGGGCAATAAATAACCCTATGGTTGACCAATTAGCTGTTACAAGGGACTTCTTGTTTGGATCTTATGACCAATCAAGGGACAGAGCAGATGAATATATGCAAGAGCCACAAGAACAACGATCAGGATTAGCACAACAAGCAGGAATTGCTCCCAATCAAACAACTCCATTAGTAGAACAACTAACAGGAGTTGGTAGAAGAGAAACAGTAATAAGACAATAAAAAAATGGAAATACAAAAATCAATACCAGTGCAATCTTGGCTTATGCTTAACTGGAAAGTTAGAACAAAGTTAGCAAATGACTTAAATGTTCCAAAGTCATCGGATGTTGTTTTAATGGACAACGAGGTTTTATCTGACGGTAGAACACAACAAGACCTTAATTGTTCTATAACAGTTGAAGCATTACAAGAATACACAAAAAGTAATATTGATGACATCTTTGAGTTATTTCAGAAAGCAGTAGAAAAAGCCGAATATGAAATATACCTAAAAGAAAACCCTTCTCAAAAAAGTTCAGATGAATCATTGGAGTTAGAAAAAAAAGCAAAAGAAGATGCTCTTAGAGACATCAAGGAAGAAGAAGAAAAAGAAGAATTAAATAAAATAAAAATAAATGACAAACCTAACACAGGAACAGCCAACAAAACATCTAACAAAGGAAGAGGAAAAACTTCTAAAAAGCAAAAAAGAAGTTTCAAAAAAATTGTTAGAGATATTTAACAATGACATCTTTGATGTAAATACAGTAGAGAGAAATGTTCAAGTATTCAAAAATACTATACAGACAGAGTTTTATAAATTAAGGTCAAAGAAGGTAAAAGAGTTAAATATTAAAATACTAAAAAACAAAGAAACAACTGAATATGACAAGTTCCATAATCAGATACTGAAAGTATTAAATGAATTACCTATATTTTTAGCAGAGAGTATATTAGATGACTTCTTAGGGGCTATTGAAGGCAAGATGAGAGAAAAAAAGTTTGATATGAAATTTAAGGAATTGAAAATTGAAGTAAAAGAAGATGAAAAAAATCAATCTCAAAATAATTGAAAGCAATAACAATGATACTTTAATTTCTATATCAGACGGAAAAAATGAAGTAGAGCTAACATATAAACTACTTCTAGGATTCGTTAAAATTATTGAAGAGCAAGGTAGTCAATTAGCTATGAAGAAATATGAACCTATTGAGAAGAAAATTAAGCGAAGCACATACTAGGAAAAAACATTCAAAAGAGTGTAAAGAAAAAATATCCAATAGCCTAAAAGGACATATTGTTTCTGATGAAACAAGAATTAAAATAAGTGAATCAAACAAAGGCAAACATCATTCAGAGGAGACAAAAATTAAGATGAGTGAAGCAAAGAAAGGGAAGATTGGCTACTGGAAAGATAAGAAACATTCTGAAGAAACAAAAAGAAAAATTGGTGAAGCTCATAAGGGAAAACATCTTTCCGAAGAACACAAAAGAAAGTTGAGTGAAGCTCATAAGGGAAAAAAGTTTTCTGAAGAAACAAAAAGGAAGATGAGTGAAGCGAGAAAAGGAATGAAGTTTTCTGAAGAACACAAAAGAAATATGAGTGAGTCCAGGAAAGGAAAAAGGATGGGCGAGAGTCATCCTAGGTGGGTTAATGGTAATTATAAGAAGCAAGATGAAAGAAATGATAGTGCTTATCAGGATTGGGTTAGAAAGTGCCTAATAAGAGATAATTACCAATGTAAGATATGCGGAGAGAAATACACTAGAGAACATAAGTTAGTGGTTCACCATATATTGCCTTGGCGTGATTATCCAGAAGAAAGATATAATATTAATAATGGCATCACATTATGCCAAGCTCACCACCCTCGTAAGAGAGAGGAAGAGCGAATGCTTATACCTACTTTTCAAGAGTTGGTGGAGGCAGGTGTACGAATTTGAACCTAATCAAAAAAACAATTCTTAATTATTTAGTAAGACATCTTTTCAAAGGATTTGTTCCGGAAGATATTATTAAATATAATAAGGGAGAGTTTACTTATCAGGGAAACATAATGAGTGAAAGTGAAGTAGATAATATGATAAAAACTCTTGACCTGCTTGATATGAATGACGGATACCAATATCTCTTGAAGGACATAGAATATCGTTCTTATGAAAATCTGTTCTTAAAAAGTAAAACAGAGGACGATATGATATTTTCTAAAGCTTCTTTACTCGTAGTTGATTTATTAAGAAAAAGAAAAGAACAATTAAAACTTCAATATGAAGAATACAAGAAATGGAAACTTACAAAGTTGAATTAACAGAATATGAGATAGAGCTTTTCAAAAAGTTCAGAGAATATCAAGATGACTTACAAATACTTGAGGAAAATGGTTTCTTTAAGTTTAAGAATGGCTCAATGATTATTCATAAAAATAATGAGGGAAAGATAATGAAAATTGAGAGCAACTTCATTACTTACAGAAAAGCTTGACAGGATTTAATAGTGGATATATAATTAACACACAACAGAAAAGCTTGACAGGATTTAATAGTGGATATATAATTAACACACAATAGAATATTTCTAACCTAACAAAGGCGAAAAAACTCACAGTTATCGCCTTTTTGTTTTATATGGTTGCATCAATTGGTCGGCTTGATGCACCCCTATAAGCCAAAAAGCTTAAATAATTAATAACGCCAGATATGGGCATTATACATATTTAAAAATATGACAGAAGAAACAAAGGAGTTAAATGGTCAACCAGCTCCAGTTGACGAAAAAAAAGAAGAGGTTAAAAATCCTGATGCCTCGCAGGAAAAAGATAATCAAGAAATTGATTATAAGGCAGAACTTGAAAAAGCTAAACAAGAAGCAGAGAAAAGAAACAAACGCTTAGAACAAGCTGAATACAAGATTGTAGAGCTTAAAAAGAAAAACAAGAAAGAAGATGATGAGTTAGAGTTTGATGAATTTGGTGAACCAATAGAGAAACCAAAGGAGGATATTAGAAGCATTATCAAAGAAGAATTAAATAGTTTCAAAAGAGATATGTCATCATCAATAATTGATGAGGAAATCTCAAAGATAACTAATAATCCTGATGAGATAGCTTTAATAAAACATCATTACGAAAACTCAATCAACCAATCTGGTTTTGATAAGCAAAGCATTCAAAATGATATTCAGAAAGCATACGCTTTAGCTAATAGCCAAAAAATATTGAGAAACAATAGAGAATTGGTAGAAGCTCTTAAAGCAAAGAAAACTGTTTCTGGTGGCACAGGTGGGAGTTCTGCAGGTCCAGCTATTAAAGAAAGTGGATATCCAGAAGAATTATCTGAACAAGATATATCTTTCTTAAAAGCTCAAGGAATAACACCTGAAAAATATAATCAGCTTAATAACAAATAGATATGGCAAAATTAGATGTAACAGTAGTAAAAAATCCATACAACTGCCAACCTACAATGACTTGTCAGGTAGATGACTATACAACCTCATCTTCAACACAGATTTTAATTGGAGAACCAGTTAAATTAAATGGAGAAGGAGGAAATACAGTTATCAAATTGGCAACGAACGATCCGGAGATAGGAACAGATATTGTTTTTGGAATTGCCGCTTCAGATGACACAGCAACAGCAACAGCAAATGGAACAGTAGAAGTATTATTGCCTTTACCGGGAATAATTTATAGATGTAAGGCACACACTCCTACTAACTTAGCAGAAGGCATTAGATACGATTGTGTAACTTTTGACTTAACAGCAGGAAAATACACTATCAACGAAGATGAAGGATCTGACGAGAACGTTCACGGACTAAGAATAGTAGATTTTGACACCGTAAATGGAACAGTTGACTTTGAAATAAAAGAAGGTGTTACAAGATATGGTGACTTAGTATAGCATAAGCAGTAATTAAAAAAGAAAAATATGAATATAACAAGTAATTTAAACCCAAATGTAGTTAAAACTGCTTTAGATGAAATCTTCGTTCAAGAGTTTGACGTTCAGCAAGGACCTGGAATTGCTACAGCAGAAACAGCAGCAATTTTCAGACAAGAAACAATTACTAACGCAGCTCAGATCGGAGAAATCTTCAAGGGTTCAGGACTATGGGGTAAAAGAGCAGAGGAGGAAGATGTCCAAAAATCTACTCCAAGATTCGGTAATAAATATACTTACAATGTAGTAAACTTTGATAACAGCGTAGAAATCTCAAAGAACTTCTTTGATGACAATATGCATAGTGCTTGGCAGAAGATTGTAAGAGATTTTGCGGAGAATGCAAGAATAACAAGAGATATTGAAGCTTTTGAAATATATAGAGGAGCTTTCACAACTACATTATCAGCAGATGGAGTAGCATTGTGTTCTGATTCTCACTTAACATTAGGGGGTTTCACAGTTGATAATGCTTTAACAGCAGCTTTAAACGAAACTTCTCTCAATACAGCTATTGTAGCTTTAAGAGAACAAAAAGCTCAAGACGGAACAGTTAAAGGACAAAATCCTTCAGCATTATTAGTTCCTTCAGCATTGTTCAAGACAGCTTGTGAGATAGTAGATTCAGAGTTCAGATCAGGAACAGCAGACAACGACATCAACGTTTACTCATCAAAATATGCGATTAGCGTTTACACTTCTCCATATTTAGGAGCAGCAGTTGGTGGTTCAGGATATACAACTGGGTCAAACACAGCGTGGTTCTTACTTGGAAGAAATCACTCTGTAACAAGATGGATCAGACAAGGAGTTCAAACAGCTTTAGTAGATTGGAAAATTGCTAAAAACAACAACTATATCTACAAGGGTGAGTTTAGAGAAGTATATGGTGCTCCAGATTATGTCGGAATAGTTGGTTCAACGGGAACAGCATAAGTATATTAGTTGAGGGTGGGAGAAATCCTGCCCTCATAATAATCATTAACAATGTATTTGAGAGTTGACTACTTAAAAGGTAGGAATATATATCTCATCTACATATAAAACAATGTCAGGAACACATTTTAAGGGTCCGGTGGACTCAAAAGAAGGATACAGAGTTGATGGAACAGAAGTTATCAACTCATCAAAACAATTAACGGTTAGCACTTTTACATCAGGAGTTTTAACAACCTCAGCTGGTACTACTTATCCATTAGTTGCTCCAAATGCAACAGTTGTAGCAAAGGCAGCAACAGCAAACTTAGCAGCAGCAGACTTTGGAAAGAATATAACTAATACTGGTGCTAGTGGAGCAATTGTATTAACACTTCCAGCAGCAGCAACTGTTTCTGGAAAATCAATGAGAGTACAATTAACAGTAGCTCAAAATGTATCTTTATCTCCAGCAGCAACTGAAAAAGTATTTTTAGGAGGTGATGGAGTTGCTAATAAAGATTTAGTTATCGCAGGAGTAATTGGCAACTATGCTGATATTTACTGCGATGGAACAAATTATTTAGTAGTAGGATATTCAGGAGTTCTAACAAAAGAAGCATAATTGTTTTACATATTGCCCTCAAAGCGAGGGCAAGAGTAAGATAATTAAATAAAAAAACAATGACAATAGATTACAAACAACCAGTAACAATTAGACCAGCGGCAATACTAACAACAAATTATGTTGCGGCAACAACTATAGGAAAAGAAACAACAGATACAACTAAAGTTAATGAGTATAACCAGCTCATACTTTATGTTGATTTCACTCTTGGGTCATTAACATCTGCCGAAATAAAGGTAGAGTTTAGTCCTGATAATACGAGCTTTTATCAAGAATCACACGAAAAGATTGATAGTGGAACTTCAAATATCTATACTTTGACTTATAAACTAACGGCAACAGGAGCTTATAGAATACCAATTCAATGTAATGATAGATATATCAAAGTTTCAGCAAAGGGAACAGGAACAGTAACAGGTTCATCAATGACAATTAAAGCAGCAATGGGCATAAACTAATATGGCATTTCCTATAAAACAACAAAAAGATTTACAAGTTAATGCTACAACAGTAGCAGGTGCTACATATACTGTTTTAAGGACTGACGATATTATTCATTCAACCTATTCAGCAACAGGAG